ACTGTTCAGACTTATCTGGATTGTAATAAGTGAAGGGGTCACAGAATAAATCCTTATCAATCCCAACAATTACAAACGGGTCTTCATTCATAGTGCATTCATGACCAGCAGTACGTACTAAGTCGTCGGCCTCACAACCATCTGATTGAATCCCAATCTCTTCTTCCTCTAACAAAGCATATAGCTCTGGTACGATAGAAGCAGGGTCAGCCTTAGGTCGATTAGCTTTGTACAAAGGAAAATCTACTGCACGAAAGTTCTCTACACCTTTAAGGTAGATAGCCATATCGTCAGTCCACAAGTCGTCTTTGAGGTAGTTAAGCTTCGAATTAAACTTAGTGAAAGCCTCATCAACAGTTGTTACGTTGAAGCACGATTTATAAATCATACTGTCGGCGTCAATTATTAAATGAGTCATACTGTTCCTTCCTTAGTAAAAGATACGGAAAACTTTTCAGGTTCTTCAGGTGAGTATTTAATCTTACGCCAACCCATCTGCACTTCGTAGCCGCGCATAGCAGGTAATTGGGCTTTTCGTTCAGCCCATTCTTTACCCGCTTCTTCAGTTTCGAAGAGACGATTAATATAATGTGTAAGCTCTCGCATCAATGAGTCTCCGCTAAGTTATTGCCGACTTCATAATCACCCGACATAATATTTACACCAAGAATCTTCGGTGCTTCGGTTAAGCCTTCTACTAAGATCTCACCTAGCTTATCAGCATGGTCTGCCTTACAAGAGTATTGGAATTCATCGTGATACATTAAACGAGGTTCACATTCAATTCCTTCTTCAGCAATACGCTTCTTAATATAACCGATAGCAATCTTCATTGTAGCCGCTTCAGCGGATTGGAGTAGGTAGTTGAGAGTCTGGTAGTTCTCTTTAACATAAACTCGTTGACCTCCGAGTCCTTTGATAAATCCATTTCCAGTAGCGTTCTTAGAGTTTTGCCATTGGTTTTCGAGGCTTCGCTTAAGATCAGCGAGACCAGGGATAGCAGCTGCGTATTGATCTTTCGACCTTTGTCCGACGTTGGGGTCCATTTTACCAGTAAGGTATAGACCAAGCTTACCTGCGCCTGCTCCAAATAGGTAAGCGTAGATCCACCTCTTAGCCGCTGAACGACTGCATCCCAGAATGTCAGCATTTTTCTGGTGAACGTCTCCGTTAAGTACTTCATTTGTGAAATCCTCATTACCAATAAAGTGAGCTAACACTCTAAACTGATTACCAGCAGAGTCAGCACCCACTACTACATGATCTTGCTCTGGAAGAAACAATGCACGCATACGTCTTCCCCATTGCTCACCCGCTCCAGGAAGGTTTGCGATAACCTCATGCCGCCATCGGAATGTAGGTGTTCCAATGTTCCAAGCGCGTCCGTGGAGTCTCCTAACACCTGCGTCATCAGGTTTAGAATCTCTAATCCATCCTTGTGTAATGCTAAGGCGTGATCGAAGAGTAGTCCACTCGTCGATACCTCTACCGATATCTCCAAGCTTTTCCAGTGAACTACTAGTGAGCTTAGGGCCTGTTCGTTGAAAATCACCGGAAGGAAGTCGTTTGACATTCCAGTCGTCGGGTTCCCATCCCAATCCATAGAGATACTCCTTTACTTGTTCGAGATTACCGAGTTTAGTTTTAACTTCACGTACTCGCTGAAATTCCATATTAGATTTAATAGGAGGAACAGAAAGAAGAGCGTCAGAAGAAGTAATATTCCTATCAAAGTACTCGCTAAGCATACGAACCGTTGTAGCTGTATACTCACCGTTCTTCTTATACTTAGGAGTCTTTGGGGCTTTATCGATAAACTCTTTATGAAAACCCAGTTTTGGTTCAACTTGTTTTTCAATGGCCCCCATTTCTGTTTGAAGTTCTTCAACAAGAGATATCGCTCCTTCATAATCAAATCGCCAACCGCTTACACGAGTAGCTGCTTCGAATTCTGCTGCATCATGCTCTGCCCTGAGGTATTTAGGATATTGAGAAGCAGTAGCGGCTACTTGCCCTACCTCTTTCATTAATATCTTCCATACTTTAACGTTAAGTCTAACATCCTGAATGCAATATTCTAGCATCCGTTTTGAGTATCGCTCCCAATCATCGAATACAATCTTATTGTCTTCTAACTTCTTACCCCAAGCAGCTAAGCCATGCTTATGTCCTCGGAAGTAATTGTTAGTCTGACTCATAGTCCAGGTATCGTACAGCTTTTGTTCGTTAGTCGGTGACCAATTATAAAGCTTCTTCATTACTACATTATCAAAACCAATAATATTATGTCCGATAATGCTGCTAGCTTTCTTAAGCAATTCAATGCCAGCATACATGCTATCTAATTCCCCGTCATGATCGCTAAAACAATACTCAGTACCGTTATCAACGTCAATAGCAACGAGACACCAGACAGTTGAAGGGTCAAGCCCATCACATTCAATGTCGTAACATAAGCGCATGTTACTTTCCTTTCTTCGAGCCTCTTACTCGATTTACTTTTTTAACTACATACTCTTCTTCATCAGTAAAGAAGGCGTGAAGCCCTTGAATGAATTTAATTTGAATATATTTTAAGGCACGACCTCGCGGCATTGCCCAACCAATAACAAATCCTACTATACCGAAGTAATAAGTTGTAAGAATTTGTGCTAGATTACTATCCATTTCCATTACTATTTTCCTTTCTGTGTTCTAATGAAGCCAAAATATCTTCTGGCTGTGGAGGTTTAATTTCTTCAGGATTACTACAACGAGGACAAGTGCGAGTGCCGAGAGACATCTTCATAGATATAATCTCTTTCCGACATCGAGAACATTTATAGGTTATAAACGACTCCCCAAGGAAATCACGCTCTGTCTGCATGTCCTGCCTCCTCGAAGCGTAAGTAACATTCTGGTACAAACATACCATGTCCTCCTGCTTTTTCCCATTCAACTATAGTAGACCACTTATCATCAAATAAAACGTTAACTGTGTTATCAGTGTTAATAGCGTAAGCAATTTTATCTTTACCACTATCAACTACGATGATGTCGCTAACTTCAAAACCAAGACGTCTTAATGCCTCAACTTTATTTACGCTAGCGATATGTTTAGTCCCAGCGTTAGGCCAATGATCTCCAACCGCTGTAAGGATTTTAATATAGCCTGTGGGGTAGAGATCATACATTTGTTTGAAATAACTATAGTACTTAGCTTTAGGCGATTGTAAAAAGATATTATTAATCTTCTCGTGGAACATTGCTTCTGTATCACCGCGATCATACCCCAACGGAATATGATTATCAACCATCCATTGAGCGAAGTCTTGGATTGGTCCGTCACCATCAATGTATATCATGTTCTTCCCTTTCATCTAGTATAGAGAGTTCTTTCATTCCTTCAATAAGTTCTTCATGAAGTCCCTCAGCCATTGCTAGCTGAAGCATTCCATCATCGTCTTTAATATAAGCATAACCTTCTTGTATATGATACATCACTATCTCTGTGAGGGTTAACAATGCGATATACTCAGGTAGCTTACTGTCGTGTTCTTCGAATAGCTTCTTAAAGTTCTGGTCAAAATAAACTGCCATAACAAAGAAGATATCCGATTGCTCTTCAGCGTCCTTTACTTCTTCTGATTTAGGAAACTCAATTACATTATCATCTGACATATAAGGTCCTTTGTAGGGGATGACTCGAAAGCCATCCCCAATTAAGAATTAAAAGTCTTCTTCAGCACCTACAGTAGTATCTTCTACCGCATCAAAGTCAACGTTGTTTGTTGGTTTGTACTCAACTAAATCAGTGACTTGTACGGCAGACAACATTACGCCAGTGCCTTTACGCCCTTGAACATCGTAAGGGTAGGTAAACAGTTTGACATTAACGCCAGAACCGTTACCAATAATAGAAGCGTCAAACGGCTTCCGCGCTGCATCGACTACATCGGGTGCGCCATTCTCGTCACCCTTGCGGTTCTTTGCTTTACGCTTAAGATTAAATGCGATCGTACCATCTTCTTGTGGCTTACCTTTCACACCTAAATCAGTGAGAGTCTTAAAAGCTTCTGAGCTTTCTTCAGTCCGTACTTGTAGCTCGAATTGCTCAGTACCAAACGGTGCTACTGGCTTCTTCAGCTTTGGGTAGTAAGCTTTCAGGTCACGTACAATCATTACTTTACTTTCACTCATATTTATTCTCCATCAGTTTTATAGGTTGTGATTAAGCGGTCGAGATACCATTTTGCTTTCTTGGCATCCTGTATTTTAGCGTCTTTCTTACCGAGACGCATGAGATACTTGTAGACTTGACCCATCAGGTGTGCTTCTACACCCTGAAAGTCTGCAAGCATATATTCCATCATGTCCATATACTCGTAACCAGGAATTATTTCCTTGTAATGAGCAGGGTTAACATGATCGTCAATATTTTTCTTCATAAGAATAGTCTCCTTCAGTATTCTTATAGGGCCTTATGCTACTCAAAGTCGTTCGAGTCAGCCTCATAATCAGAATCATCTTGAATTCCTTCTAGAATAGCCCAGACTTCTTGATTGAAGTTACAGCCACTTAAAGAGAGATTAGCTGTCTTGACGTTCCAAGTATTAACGTAAAGATTTGGTTCAGCGCCATGCTCTACAAGGCGAACCCAATCACCAGCAGCCTTAGCCATGTTCCGTGTGTAGACATCAATGCCTACTGTAAGATGTTTTTTAGCCATAATATTATATCCTTTTACTAGAATTAAACTCGATTAGCGGTCAACGTCTACATAGAAAATATGAGTACCAACTAAGTGTGAGTACTCGAAATCACTAATCCAGTAGGGGTTGACACCAGTAGTGTGGTAGTGTGTAGCACCGATAGTCGGTCCGTATACGATGCCATTCAAAGCAAGCTGAGCTACCTCGACTGAGTCGTGATAAGCCTTTGCTTGGGTAATCTTCTCATCAATTCCGTCGCAATAGAATGTAAATTGACAACGGTACTTTTTCGGGTGACCTTCTTCGGTATGTTCTCCTTGATATACTACAGAACAAACATCGTTAGGGTAATGTTTGCTTTCGACTCTTTCAAGAACAACATTTGCTACAGCGATTTGTCCTTCGAAAGGCTCAGAACGAGCTTCAAAGTAAATCGCTGCAGCTAAACATGATAGCGGTTCAAGCATTAAACGCGAACAATCCAACGAGCTTTACGCTCTACTCGCTCAATATGCGTACGCCATGTACGATGGTCAGGTGAGTAATCGATAATAGATTTTTTCATATTAGCTTTCTTACACTCTTGCGTAATCAAAGCTGTTCGCGGGTTATACCGCCAAGTAGCTGAAGGAGTACTGTAAGATTTAGTATTAGTAATAATGTTGTAAATTGTTTTAAGTAGTTTCATTGTAATAGCCTTTCTAGCTACGAAGTTTCTCTTGGGCGTCCATCACCCAGAGTAGTTGTTCCTTAATCGAGATGACAGAGCCTACTCGAATAGGAGTTTCATCTTGGATGTAATCACCCACGATATCGTCAATGATACTTACGGCATTCAAAAGAGTCCCACGCATATCATTGAGTAAGTCTTCCTCGAAAGCTTCAGCTTCCATTTCAGCGTTAAGCTCATCGATCGGTGCGTTGTTAATAGCTTCAGCACGCATAGACCCAGCTAGCTCTTCCTGTTGGGTACGCTCTTCTGACCGCTCAAACTCTTGAGTATGTCGGGCAGCTGAGTGCGACCAATAAGTAGAGTGCTTCTCGTCTTCACTCAAACGTTTCATAGTGTCTTCATAAGGTTCACGCATTATCAGTTCCTTTCTGCGCTAGTCGTAAAGCCTCTGCCATAGAGACTTTCTTGGGGTGCATATTGTTTTGTAGTTTTATAGCACGTTTTCTTAGAACGCGCAAGTCTTTTTTAATTTGTTTGTTCATTTAATCCTAATCCTGTTTCTTCACGAGCGTAGTTGAGGGCGAAGAGATGCGCTTCATTCCAAGCAGGCTTCCCATCATTCCAAGCAGGCTTCCCATCGTTAAGTTCGAGTTGGCCTTGTGCATCGTGAAAGCTTCGACCATCAGCGTAAGCCTTCTCAAAAGCTTTATGTTCATCGTAGTCGTATACGTCTTCATAATCTTCTTGGTCTCGAAGGTCACTAATAGTATACTCAAGATCGAAATGATTCCCTTCTTGCTCGTAATAAGCATAGCCATTCTCGATTAAGAAAGCAGCTTCAGCTGGACTTTCCGCTTCGACATGAAAGAAACCACTAACATTTTCCGTTACATTTACTTCGTAGGTTTTACTCATTATCTATCTCTTTCTTTAATAGAGTCTTCAGCATCATTGCTGCGTAGTATAGGTCGTTATTTGATTCGAACTTAGCATGTTCAATGATAGTGTCTAAGGTAGCTCTTTCGGAGAGCCATTCTGTTTTAGTCAAAGGATTCCCTTCTTGCCCGTAATAAGCATAGCCATTCTCGATTGCTTCGTAGTATAGGTCGTCATTTGCTTCGAACTTTGAATCTAGGAGATTCTTCAACTGATTCCTAGTTATTTCAACCTTCTCTTCTACACTCCGAATTTCCCCTTGAAGGTTCTCTTCGTAGTGATAAGCGTTCCCACTCAGGTTATAATCTCCAGTCTGTGAGTCGTACCACGAGTATTCACTCCAGATATCTTCAATCTGAGTTTCAAGAGAATGAATCTCATCTGCATATTGATCGAGGAGACTGTGTAGGTCATCCTCTAGGACTGCTAGTTGGTCATCCTTAAGTGTCATTAACATTTCTTTATAGTCAGTCATATTATTTTGTCCCTTCTATATTAACTACATACCTAAAGTCTGCAGCGAGTTCGTCAATGAGACCCCACAGTTTATCGCCATCGTAATATTCAAATGGCTCCCATGCGTAATTCTCTAGATGGGCATGAAGCTTATCTTCATCTAAGTCCATCCAGTTCTCTGGGAGAGGATCGCAAAGATAATATCCAGCGGCCTTCTCAATTGAATCAATGTAGTCCATCATAAATCTCCTTCAGTTGATGGTTTGCTCCTAAGAGTATCCTTTAAGGATATCTTATTATTATTATTCTTTTAATAATCCCTTTAATATCCTTTAAGGATATCTTAGAGACCCCTTTCTTATAGGGACTTATACCTCGAAGAAAGGTTCATTCGGTATGAGAGTGTAATCTTCTTGTCGGGCGTACGCTTCAATTTCCCATGGAAGAGCTTTGTATGTCTCTTCCGTTAGGGCTTGCCCTAGGTTAATGTAGTCTTCTCCTTTCCAAACTACGTTGAACCCTTCTTTATCTTTTAGTTCTCCTTTCAGGAGTTGTTTGGTATGTACTAGCTCGTGTGCTAGCGTCTCCTTGAAGTAGTCTTCGTCTCCTATTAGTGTTTCGTCTAATTCTATGTAAACCTCCTCTTCGTCCCCGTGACAATATCCTACCATCCTATCGTTATTATTGTGTCGTATCTTAATGCTAACATACTTAGAGGCTACTCCTTTATCAAATAGACTGTCGTCTAGGTGACATAGAAAGTCTGTAGCCCAGTTCTCAATGGCATTATGGTCGCCATCCGAAGACCACTCGTAATCAATTATTACCATCTTTCAGCCTCCTAATCTCTGATTGTAATTCCATAAAACGCTTTCCGAAATCCCTGATTTCTTTAGCACTCCTATCGCACCCTGAACAAACCCCGTTAGGCTCTATCCAGCACACACCTTTGCAAGGTGAGTTTGCCTTTAGGTTCTTATACTCAACCTCAAGATCTTCACACCTACTCATGAGAATAGCCACGCTAGTACTACAGAGGCTACCCCAATGGAGATTAAAAGTACTGGATTCAATAGATATCCAATTAACTCAAAAGCCCCTGAGATTATCGCTAGGAATATCCAAGCAATTAAGAGGAAGAATGCAATACTCCCTACTAACCCAAAGAAGGTTGACATTTAAAATCCTTTCGTTAGCTTATATTGTTTACGAACACTCTCAAAGACATCTAACGCATTACAGAAGTCATCAAACTCCATTTCAAGTGCGTCTTCTAAGTCACTCAGACGAATTGTATTAAGTGTTCTCATGAGGATAAGCTCAATAGCCATCTCCATAGCTTTCTCATCATTATAATCTATACGTCTATTCATTTCTTTATACTTTCTCTTCCATTATAAGTTTCCATTTTTTCAAATTCGAGTCAAAATAAACTGCATTTACAATCTCAAAAGTACCTCCATGGGTAGCCCTCAAGGCTAGCTCGTAAGTGCTACATTCATCGTACACAATGTTCCCATCGTGGTCTGTTAGTTTTACTATGTATGTATGCATTTATGTTACCATTGAATGTTCTACCATATACCCAGGGTCTGTAGCGGTAATCCGAAGGTACTCTTCAGGCCCATCCCAGTATACCTCTAGCTCTTCTCTAGCTAGATACGCATGTACCTCAAGAATGTTCTCGAAGTAATATCTTTCAATACTAATTTCCATGACTTAATAAGCTCCTTTCAAGCTTGGCTTTTTAGTCGCCCCCACAGGGATTTCCCTACAGGATTCTCGTAATTTCCCTCGATAACCCCACCTTCCTAAGAGAACCTTCCGAGGACCTCCAGAGGAAGCCCCTCGAGGTGTTCGGGAGGACTCCCGTAGGGGACCTTCTAGGTAATTGGGAGGCCCTTCAGAGCGTTCCTTTGGGGAGGGAGGACATTCGTAGGCGGTTGTGCAGAGTTCTTATAGGGACTCTTGCGGGGTTGCCTATCGGGGGCTTTGGGTTTTTAAAGTGTTACAGGTTTTTCTTCAGACCATACAGTATGAAGTCAATGAAAAGTACTATAAGAAATATAATCCAAAGCATTATTTAGCCTGCCTATCAAGAATGGCCATATCGATACGTTGTTGTATCTCTTTCTTAGCATCTTCAATCATTGCAGAGGCAAACCTTTGGTCTACTAAGACCTTCTCGATTTTACTTAAGAGTTTATAATCATCGTTCTCATAAGTATGAACGGCGATACCATTATCGAGGAAGAACTCATCAAACTTATCCACGAGGTTCTCCCAGAAAGATTTATAGACAACATCGTCTATAACCTCCAAGATAGACTCATCGACTCCCTGTTCAAACAAGAATTCGTAGTGAAGCTCAAGGTGTTCATCCTCAATAGCATTAGCGAGAGGATCGATGATAGGGTTAGCTAGCATCATTGTTTGGATTGCAATGTCCATTTCTTTGTAACGCGACATAACAGTTTCCTTTCAATTGAGATGTCTGTCTCATCAGTACGTAGAGACTATCCTACGTAGACTCCCCGAAGGGAGTTTCGACTTAAAAGTCTTCTTCAACTGCATCAGTCTTAACTGAATCGAAGTCGATAGTAGTAGGCTCATATTTCTTAAGCTCAGTCACTTGGACAGCAGAAAGACGGGCGATAGTTTGTTCTCCACGAGGATATGTGAAGACCTTAATAGCACCCTTAGAACCGTTACCAATACAAGAAGCACTACCATACTCAGCACGGAAGTCTTCTTTAGTAGAAGTAACAACATCGATCTTAACGGCCTTACCCTTAGCATCCTTAGCGTAACGCTTAATGTTAATAGCAACACCACCCTCAACTTCACGGACCTTCCCGAAAGCTTCGAGTTCCTTACGACGTTTCTTAGGTACTACAACCTGGATGTCGAACACTGGATCACCACCGAAAGGGGCGTGAGGTGTATCGAGGAAGGCGTAGTTAAGAGTTACGTCGCGGATGATAGATGTTTTGATTGTGTTTGTCATAATAATTCTCCATGATTTATGACTATGAGGATCTGCCTCGTCAGCGTAGGATGATCATTTCCTACGGACGCCCGAAGGCGTTTCGGCTTAGTCATTACTAGCTGGTGCTGTATAAACGTATTGGCTCACAATGAACTTCCCAAGGGCTGGTGGGTGATCGTGGGGAGTCGGTTCTATCTCAGTCTCAGCTTGAGGGAAAGATTTATACTGAGGGTGTTGCGGAAACGCAATAACCGATAAGTGACCCGAACTAGTATCGAAGGATACTGATACAGCGCTATCAGTGAAGTGAAGGTAGCTACCTTTATGAAAGCCCTCTGGCGAGAATAAGGACATAAAGCGAACGTAATCCTCTCCAGAGCTACAAGAGTCTTGGAAGGTATGGTCGGCCCCATACTCTTCACTTCGAAGGGTAGTCCAAGACTTATCGGAGTTCTGCTCGACATCAACGTCGTGCATTATAGAACCTCTACCGTGTTTAGTTGTATAAGAAGTTGTCATAATAATTCTCCATGATTTATGACTAAGGAACTGCCTCATCAGTGTATAGAGTTCACCTATACAGACGCCCTAAGGCGTTTCGGCTAAAACCAGGAACGAAGATAATCGTCATCTTCATCAGCTTCTTCCCACACAAACGATAGCACACTCCTTTGACCTTTAAATTCTTTCCTTTCATAATTAGTCGCGCGAAAGAGTTTATCAGTATTGACATCTAACATATATATGTCCGTAAAAGTAAAGTACATTTCCTCGTGTACTACTTGTGTGTAATGAAGAGCGGCAAGGGCAAAACCGTAAGCTTGTTCTTCGGTATCAAATCTAACGGCGTGGTAATAAGAATCGTAACCACCCCACGTTTTATAGCCTTCTGGTATTAAAACTTTGTACATAACAATTCTCCTTCATCAATGATTACATCTTGCAATCGATCCATTAAGACAGAATACTTATTCATTGCGACGGTATCTCCAATAGCTTTCGCTGCAGTATACAAACGATCGTACGTCTCAAATAATTCAGACATTTAAACCTCCAATACAGTTATGAACGGGGCTACTACTAGTCCAAGGATAGACGTAATAATAACGATAGGATCGGGACTGGCAGACGTATATTCGATAGCAATACCAGTAACGAAAGTGAAATAAAGAACCATCACGATTGATAAACGAAGTAACATAGTAATCTCCTTTCAAGAGAGAGTTGACGCGTGATTGCATCAGGAGAGACGCCCTCGCAAGAGGAGGGAGCGGGAGACGAGGGCGGCTCACCAGAAACAACCAGAGAAGGAAGAAGGGGGTACGAAACCAGAAGCAGGTACATAACAACAATCTATACCTTTCTATACAGAGAGAGCTACCCCCACAGAAATCCTACATAAAAGTATAAGTCCCTATAAGAAAATTTTGTTATATGAGGACCTACATATACGGAGGCTCGTATGGACAGCACAGTATTTATAGAGTGGTGGCCTCAAATTACCGCCATTTTATTTCTCGTCTTCTGGATCTCTCGCACGGTTTCCGAATTAAAAGGTCGCAACGAGCAACAGGATGAACGTGTATTGCAAGTAGAGAAAAAAGTTGAAGTTCTTTTTGATCTCCATAATACTGAAATTGAACGTAGGTTAGCTAGATTGGAGAAACTTGAAAATGAGCAAAGAAAAATCTAAACGGAGGAAGACCTAATGGCTACTCTACTATGTAAAATTATAAACACAGGCGCAGCCGACGTTGAAGAAGCGAAAGCTGGTCAGCATACTTACCTTGGTATCGACCACGACTGTCACTGGCATGTTAGTCCCACTACTGGTTTGATTATTGAATTTGACTCGCATAAAAGCGGTGGATCCCAGTTTGTATATATCGCCTCAGCTACCCTCAAGATTAAAGTTGGGTATCTTGGTCGCAGCGGCAACTTTGACGAATTATTAACGAGTTAAGAAAATGAAGAATAAGAGGACACTTCAGCTTCTTCAGGAAAAAGCTAAACGGGATTCCGCTAAGGTATACGAGACAGACTTTGAAAAGTTCTGTGAGGATAACATTAAGATTCTCACGAAGGATTCCTCTAAAGGTTTTGTGTCGTTTGCGTTTAACGAACCCCAAAAGCTTATTACAGAAGCTTTAAATAAACAACTAGAGGAGACAGGCCGCGTACGCGCCATTATCCTCAAAGCGCGGCAGCAAGGTATTTCTACTTATTGCGCTGCGCGGGTATTCTGGAAAACATACTTCACCCCCTACTCCAAGTCGGTAGTGATGGCTCACGACGCCGCAACGTCGGATGCTCTATTTAGTATGTCTAGGAATATTATTGAAAACATGCCAGACAGCTTTCGGCCTACTTTACAGAAGTCAAATGCGAAAGAAATTCTTTTCGAAGAGAATAAGTCGGGCTATCGCCTTTACACCGCTGGAGCGCCTGAAGCTGGACGCGGTACTACCCCTACGATTGCACACCTTTCAGAGGTTGGTTTTTGGACACACGATGAAAAGATCCTTGCTGGACTTTTTCAAGGAATCCCCCAAGCCGATGGTACGGAAGTAATCTTAGAGTCTACCGCTAACGGTGCGTCAGGAGAATTCTGGCGGCTCTTTCAAGGCGCTCTCAATGGAGAGAATGAATATATCCCAATTTTTATTCCTTGGTTTGCGACTGAGGAATACCAAAGGGAAGCCCCCGCTGAATTTGAGCGGACCGTAGAAGAAGATGAACTAGTAGAGAAGTATGATTTAGATAATAATCAGCTTTACTGGCGACGCTTAAAAATTGCGGAAGGCGGCGAAAATAAATTTCGGCAAGAATATCCAGCTAACGCCCAAGAAGCTTTTGTTGTCTCAGGTAACACTGTGTTCGACCAAGAGAAACTTGCAGACTTAGTAGCGACGGAACCAGAAGCACTCAGAGAGTTCAACCCTATGTCGGGTGAGTTTACTGAGATGAAAGAAGGCTCGTTAGAAATTTGGGAATTCCCTCATTTTGATACGCCCTTTATTATTGCGGCTGACGTTGCTCAAGGCGTTGGGAAAGATTATTCTTGCGCTGTAGTTATGAATCCCGATAGGGAAGTTGTAGCTATGTATAGAAACAACCGAGTAGACCCCACCGAGTTTGGGGAGATACTCTTTTACTTAGGTCGATATTATAATAATGCTTTATTATGTGTCGAATCGAATAGTATTGGGCTAGCTACGTTATTGCGGCTAGATCAAATGCGTTACGTCAACTTGTATTACCAAACTAGAGTAGCAGACCTATCATCGTCCGAAGGGGTGAGACCTGGGTTTAAAACTACTATGGCGACTAAGCCACAGATTATTGGTTTACTCCAGAATGCGGTGAATGAAGATGATATTCGTGTACCTTCAGCAACAATTATCAGAGAACTCAAAACTTACATATCCAAAGATTCTGGGAAGATGGAAGCTATGTCAGGCTGTAACGATGATACTGTTATGTCTTGCGCTATGGGCTTAGAAGTATTGAGAACTCACAGAGATAAACTTACAAAAGATAGAGTTTCATGGAGAGACCGCACAAGCGGTTTCGTTAATGACGACACCAACTGGTTATAGGAGAAGAAAATGAGCAAAGGTAAACACCCTGTTTCAGATAAATCATTATCTAATCTGAAACCAATTACGTCACCCGAAATGGCTGAGGTATATCGTCAGAAAGGCTATGAGACTCGTATGAAGAACAAAGCTATTCGAGATGAGATCAAAGAGAAAATGGAACAACTAGCGAAGGTCCTCAAGGAAGATGAAGCTGCATTCAGCGCCCTTGATGTACTACGCTATAATATGTACGAAGCACTTGAAGAAGGTGACAAAAGCGAAGCCACTCGTATTGCTGCTATTATTGCAGAATATGAAGCTCCCAAACTACAACGTCAAGAAGTTAATCAGACTATTAATACGACTGATTTATCTGACGAAGAGTTGGAAGCGGAGATCGCCAAACTTACTGTCGTCAAGTAATCGTACGCGTAGTAGAGGACACTATGTATACAATATACACAAAAGACACATGCGGCTATTGTGAGAAAGCCGAAAAGTTACTCCAAGATAGCTATCTTGAGTATGAGCTTATCGATGTGGATTCAGATCCCGAAACTCTAAAAATGTTTAAGAGTCGGAAATGGTCTACGGTTCCCCAAATTATGAAGGGCGGACTACACATCGGTGGGTACGATCAACTCAAGCTACATATTACAAATGGTTATTATAAATCAGTTTACTCGGAGTAACTAAAAAATGGACACATATCAAAAATTTATTCACCTATCCCGTTACGCTCGCTGGGATGAAACTTCTGGTAAGCGCGAGAGTTGGGAAGAAACAGTTAGTCGTTACGTAAACTTCTGGGGTGATAAGCTCGATAAGGATACTAGCGAGGAACTTTACAATGCAATCGACAAGATGGAAGTTATGCCATCTATGCGTGCAATGTGGAGCGCAGGTGATGCTCTTCGTAAGAATAACGTCGCTGGCTTTAATTGTAGTTTTGTGGCCGTTGATTCCCCTCGCGCTTTTGACGAAGCTCTCTACATTCTTGCCTCTGGGACGGGTGTGGGTTTCAGTGTCGAATCAAAATTTGTTTCTAAGCTTCCCATTGTGAACGATACATTCACACAAACGGAACGGGAGATTGTAGTTGGAGACTCTAAAGAAGGATGGGCTAAAGCCATCCGAAAACAAATTGCCGACTTATATCTTGGTCAAGTACACCAGTGGGACTACTCAAAAGTACGCCCCGCAGGAGCTAGGCTTAAAACAATGGGGGGACGTGCCAGCGGTCCTGCTCCTCTTATGGACCTCATGGGTTTCCTCGATAGAACTTTTAAAGGAGCTTCAGGACGAAAGCTAAACCCAATTGAATGCCATGACATCATGTGCAAGATTGGTGAGATCATTGTTGTCGGCGGTGTACGTCGGAGCGCTATGATTTCGCTTTCAGACATTGGCGATCCTCAAGTTCGAGATGCTAAGAGCGGTAACTGGTGGGAACACTTTGGACATCGTGCGCTAGCTAATAATAGCGCCTGTTACGAAGTTAAACCTGATATGGAGACTTTCTTAGATGAATGGACAGCACTTGTTAAAAGTAAATCTGGTGAGCGGGGTATATTCAGCCGTGTCGCCGCCAAAGCTAAAGCAGCAGAAAACGGACGCCGCGAAACAGACTGGGACTTCGGTACAAACCCATGCTCAGAAATTATTTTGCGACCAAACCAATTCTGCAACCTTAGTGAGGTCGTAGCCCGTGAAGAAGATACAAAGGCTAGTCTCAAGCGCAAAGTACGGTTGGCAACAATTCTTGGAACATTACAAGCAACCCTTACAGACCTTCCCTACTTGCGAAGTGTGTGGAAACGCAATACTGCCGAAGAGTCTTTGCTCGGAGTGTCTCTCACCGGAATCCAGGACTGCCCACTATTACAGCAACCAGAACCGAAATTCCTAGAGGAACTACGTAATGTTGCTATCGACACGAATAAACAATGGGCTGCTCTCTTGGGTATTCCTCAGAGTACAGCTATTACTTGTGTTAAGCCTTCGGGCACTGTATCCCAGCTTGTTAATTCTGCATCAGGTATACACGGGCGTTTTGCCCCGTATTATATTCGTACTGTTCGTCAAGATAACAAAGACCCTATCACTGATTTTCTGAATGACGTAGGCGTTCCCAACGAACCCTGCGCTATGAAACCAGATAGTACTACTATCTTTAGTTTCCCCATTAAGTCACCTGAAGGAGCTATCTTAGCTAATGAACAAAACGCGATCGAACAACTCGAGAACTGGAAGGTGTATGCCGTGCACTGGTGTGAACACAAACCTTCCGTTACTATTTATGTGCGAGAAGAAGAGTGGTTGGAAGTTGGTTCATGGGTCTATGACAACTTCGACTTGTGTTCGGGCATTTCATTCTTGCCCTATAGCGACCACACCTATGCTCAAGCGCCTTACCAAGACTGTTCCGAAGAAGACTACGAAGCAGCGTTTGCAGCCTTCCCCTCGCAAATCAACTTCGCCGATCTTGTGGCGTACGAGAAGGAAGATAACACTGAAGGCGCACAAACCCTCGCTTGCACAGCGGGTGGGTGTGAAATCTAACCTTAAGTAAAACGTATTGGAGAAGATAAGTATGTCTCAAGTAAAAGTTAAGAGTGGTGATACACTTTCTCAAATCTCCCAAGATTACAATATTTCAATAGAAGATCTTGTTCGATTAAATAATATCGAAGATATTAATAAAATATATGTAGGCGATACGTTAAGCGTTGGGTTACCTCCAGTACCAGTTCAGGGAATACCTAACGCTATCCCGCTTCCTTCAAAAGAAAAAGTAGAAGTACTTAATCTCCCTCCGATGTTAGAACAAACTAACATCCCAGTACCTGTACCTAGGCCCCAGATCGAGGCTGCGCCAAAACCTGTTATTAAAGAGAAAGAAGGTTTTTTTAATAGTCTTTTTGAAGAACCACACAAACGAATGTTTACTCAAGGATTACAAGCCTATCGCGCTGCTGAGAATGGGGCGCCTCCAAAAGTTTTTACCGAAAAAGATACAGACATTTTTACACCCGAAATTTTAACTTCTATCGATACGGCTGCAGAATATTTTTATGGTGATGATTCAAAAGAAAATCAAAAAGAATTTCTTAAAAGTCGTAGTAAAAACGAAAGAGAAGAATTTAAAAAAGTATTTAAAAATAAACAATTAGATTATTCTATGATAAATAATGTTTTTAATACTAAAAGTATTTTTGCTCAGGGATACGATATTAAGGATGCCCCTGGATATATTAAAACTATTTTAGGTCAATTTAAAGTTTCTGAAGATAATAAAGGTAATTGGAAAGTTAAAGATCGTTATGATTTTTCTCCGACAGGAACTGCAATAACAGGACTAGCTGGTTCAGTTGCAACTGCTTCTGCGTATCCGTTTGCACGTTATCTTGGAGGTGTAATCGCCCCTGAAGGTAAAGACGGGAAAAGCACTCCTTATGCTCCTTATATTGATTTAACAATCCCTAGAAGCACTAAAGTAGCTTCAGCGGAAGGTAAAAAGAAAACATTTAAAACGTAAAGGACAACAAAATGAACTGGGATGACTACCCTAATTTTTCTAAAGAAGAATTTGATTGTAAATGTTGTGGCGCAAACAAAATGGATGCGACCACACTAGAGAAACTCCAACAACTCCGAGAAACTTATGGTAAGCCCATTAAGATTACTTCGGGTTACAGGTGTCCCAATCATCCTGCAGAAGCTTCAAGGACTGCTCGTGGTGGCGTTGGCGCGCATACTACAGGTAAAGCCTTTGATATTGCAGTTGATAGAAAGAATGCTTGGGAAATACTTCAATTAGCTATGGTTTTTGATTTTAAAGGCATTGGCGTACAACAAAAAGGTGAAGGTCGTTTCTTGCATCTTGACACTGTAGAGGGTCACGATAAGTTACCCCGACCTACAGTATGGAGTTACTAATGATGGGACTATTCGGAAAAATATTTGGTTCTGAAAAAGCTTTGAGTAAAACAATCGGCGCAGTTACGAGCGGCTTAGATGCACTTGTTTATACTGACGAAGAAAAAGCTCAGGCTGGCGCTGAAGAACGAGCAGCCGCAAGACAAATGGTAGTTGGTTGGATGGAAAGAACTCAAGGTCAAAACCTTGCTAGGCGTTTTATTGCTATGGTAGTAACTACTATTTGGGCAGTTCAATATGTTCTTGCAATGTTACTTGACGCTATTTCTGTTTGGATGGAAAACTATACGGAACAATTAATTACTACTGCAGATAATATTCGGGCTGGCGGAGAACAAGTAACTGGGGCTATGATGTTAGTCCTTGGCTTTTACTTTGCAGCGCCCCATTTAGATAAAGTAGTCGGAGTCGCAATGAATAAATTTGCTGGTCCTAAAAAGGAGAAATAAAATGAACAAAGAAGCAATTGTAAAATTTCTAACAGAAACATTTGATCCACGAGTTGATAAACTCTTTGGGGCTGATGTTCCTCGCGGAGTACAAGAGTCCGTATGGACTGCTGTTGTTGTTTTAGTAACTTATTACTTCGCAGGTTAAATAAGAGATTACCTTGGGCTGGGTTAAGTAATACAGCCCCTACGGAGCAGGCGTCGCGTTACGCCGTTCGTGGAAGTCGGAACTCACTTATCCGACCCGACAAGGGTTCCTAGGTACGAATGGAAACTGCCTACATAATTTAAGGAGAGAAAAAATGAGTATAACTTATCGCGGTGAAACTTTTAGTGGTTACAACAAACCGAAGAGAACACCTAAGCATCCTAAGAAGAGCCATGCGGTCCTTGCTAAGGAAGGTGATAAGATTAAGCTTATTCGCTTCGGCGCTCAAGGCGTTAGCGGTGAGGGGAAGAACCCGAAATCTGCTAAGGGTAAAGCTAGGAAGAAAGCCTACTACGCCCGACATAACGCACAAGATTCTAGTCCAAGCAAGCTTAGCGCTCGCTACTGGTCGCACAAGGTTAAATGGTAAAATAAAATGGCAATCAATAAACCACCAGTTACAGGCGATAATAACACAGATGCTTGGGCTTACGAAACTACACAACGGCTTCAAGATGTTGATAGTGTTACTGCAGCAATAAATTTAAAAGATTTTACTATCGACCAAGATGAGAATGGCGGTTTTAATATTGTAAAAGAAGGGACAACTCTTTTTACTATTGACGCTAATGGTAATATTACTCCTACTGGAAATATTAATAGTACTGGAAATATTAATAGTACTGGAGATATTAACATTAATGGTAATCGTGTTTTAACTGTTGCAGATGAAGGTGCGGGTAATGGCTTAGATGCTGACACGCTTGATGGTGTTCAAGGTGTTAATTACGCTACTTTTTATAATAATGTTTATTTAAATAACTCAGCTAGTACTGCATCTTTTATTGCTGAACTAACTAATGAATATAATGCGTTTCAAAATAATTATGTTGTAATTAAAACCGCGTGGTCTTATGGAAGTAATAGTGATCTTGTAACAGGACATTATACACTTGGTACATTAGAGCTAGCAGGCTGTGTTATTGAAGCTTGGGGTGGGACATATAAACACGTTAGAATCACCCGACCGAATACTGGAACGGGTGCAAAGAAAATAGCTGTTTACAATGATCAAGGTTCTGGTTACGCTCCAGGTTGGCGAGAAATCTTTACTGATTCTACACCTATTACAGGCAAAGAACAAATCAATTCTTATGTGCTAGGTTATGTTAATGGCCCTTCTAGTGGCGGACCTGGCGATACTAATTTTGGATCTACTTTAAGTGGGTCTTACATTAGAGCAGCTAATATTCGTTTGAATGCAGACTCAGTTAACGAATTTGCAGGATTTGATGCTGCGGCAGGTGGTATTAACGCTGTTTGTTACGTAGGTAACGATCCGTTAAGCGGCACATGGCGAGTAATGGGTACGCTTAATCGCGGTGACAACTCAACAGCTAACTATGGGCGTTTTACATTATTCGCGAGGATTTCATAATGTCTATACAACCTAGCTATCGTAATGCAAAGTATATTAACGCCGAAGGTTGGATTGATTGTGAAATAGATCACCCACATTATGGTTGGATTCCTTACACTTTAAATCCAGATGATGACGATCAGACTGTCGATAACAATTATTTGTTAGAAGAAATTATTGACGCCGAATCTTTCGTTCCCCCTACGCAAGAACAATTAGACGTAGAAAGTGCTAAAAGCATTCGACGACAAAGAGATTCTTTACTTTCAACGCAGGTAGACCCTTTCGTATGTAACCCACTACGATGGGATGGCTTAACGGCTTTAGAACAAACAGAAGTTACTGCGTATAGAAATAATTTATTAAATATTACTGAACAAGAAACATTCCCAACCAGCGTAGAATGGCCGAGTGTTCCAACCGTTTTGACATAGGAGAAGAGTTATGAGTAAAACAAGAGATATGTCGAATCTCCTTAATTCGACTCCCGCAGAAATAGATGCCACTAAACTTGATGGCGCTTCTGGGGAACAATATGTTCGTTCAGATCAAGCAGATACTACATCTAGTCTTACCGTTCAAGGCGACTTAAGTGTAAGTGGTACGGTAACTGGTTCTGTAGACTATGATAATATAACCGACCTTCCAGACCCTACTATCACGCTTACAGGCGCGGTTACGGGTACGGGGACTATGAACGATCTCGGAAGTGTTTCAATTACAACTACCGTCCCTTTAAATCCTATTCTTGGTTTAACAGGCGAAGCCTTTGGGTCTACTACTATAATAGGTCCTAATCCGATTATTAATGTAACTTTAGATTCCAACTCAGTTAAGAATAGATTACTCTCTGTTGACGGAGCGGGGTCAGGCATTGATGCTGATTTAGTAGATGGCCAGGAAGGTACACACTATTTAGATTATAACAATTTTTATAATACATCTGCATTACTAGCTGATATTAAAGATGTTGATGGCGCTGGATCTGATTTAGACGCTGATAAACTTGATGGCCAACACGGTTCATATTATACTACTTACACTAATATTTCAGGCACACCAACCTCGATTACTGATTTAGGTGTGACTGAAGGAATTAACGGACAATACCTTGTTACTGATGGTAACGGTAATTTTGCCTTTCAGTCATTGGTAGTCGAGGGCGCAGCAGATGCTAACACCTTAGATGGTTTAGATAGCCTTCAGTTTCTTCGTTCAGACGTAGATACAACTAGTACGGCTACCGTAACTGCAAACGCTTTTTCAGGACCCCTTACGGGTGCAGTAACAGGTAATGTTACAGGAGATCTTACAGGTAATGTAACTGGTAATCTCACAGGTAACGTAGACGCTGATACTATTGAAGTAAGTCAGACTATTGAACTGGCGGCGCAAGCAGCGCATCCTTCTTATCAGGAAGGTTTGTTGTGGTACGACAATAACCATAAAACACTTAGCTACCATAGTGATGTACAAGGTGTAGTTCACGAAATAGGTATTGAAGAACACCAACGCATTTACAACAATACTAGCTCAACACTTGACAGGGGCAAGCCTGTTTACTTCTCTGGGAGCCATGCAAATGGTTCTATTGAAGTACCTACAGTTGC